AAGTTATTCGGTGCAAAAGCGATTGAAAATGATAAAAACGGAGTGAAAACAGGGTGAAATGAGGGTGAAAACAGGGGTAAAAAGTGGGTGAACAAAAGACAAAATAAACGTGATAATATGTTAGCGTGAACAGTTGAGACGAGCGATTGCAGATGTGCAGTCGCTTTTTTCTTGCCTGTTTGCCCTCCTGTTATATGCGGGTGGTATATACACAGTCATGTGCATAACTGCCCGCCTCTTGTGGATAACACAGCAGGAGAACACAGCAAGAGAGGAGAACACAGATGCTATTGAAATCATGCAGGTGTGGGAAATTGATTCCGCAGTCAATGAAGATGTGCGAGGAGTGTGAGCATCGGCAGCAGTCGAGACACATGATATACAACAACACACGGCGAGACGAGAGAGCAGCAGAGTTCTATGTATCAAAGGAATGGCGGGCGATGCGGGAGCGTATCATTGAGGTCTACGACAACATAGATATATACGCATTATATGTCGAGCATGAGTTGCTCACATGCAATCCGGTTCACCACATTATTGAACTTGAGGACGACTGGGAACAGCGATTGAATCCGTTCAACCTCATACCTCTCAACCATAAGACACACAACACAATCACTGCTTTATACAAGCAGAGTAAAGCAAGTATGAGAGCAACACAAAAACAGTTGAGGTCACTGATTGAGTACCACTTTCGAGAGGCAGGGGGATATAAAAAAGTTTTGTGCGATTCGTTTTTAGTCGCACCCCCTCTTTTCCTTGGAGAAAACTCCCCACGAGAATTTCAGTAGATGGGTATATCCGAAAGAGGTGTCAGAATGTGACACAAAAGCACTGAAATACTGACGGAAAGGAGGTTTGTTGCATCATGGCAGGACAAAGACAACCTACAGATTTGGTTGTGATGAACGGGCGAAAACACCTAACAAAAGCCGAGATTGAGGCACGAAAAAACGCCGAGGTCACAGCACCATGCGACAAAGTGAGACCTCCGTCATATTTGACACCGGAACAAAAGAAACAGTTCCGGAAGATTGCGAAAGAATTACTCGAAATCAAACTGATTTCAAATCTTGATTGCGATGCACTGGCAAGACTACTCATTGCACAAACGCAGTACATCGAAATCACAGAGCAAATCAGAGCAACTCCATTGATGGAGGATGTTCCAGTCTATGAGATGCGGGAAAATCCGGACACGGGCGAAAAAGAACGTGTGCAGGTCGGTACAAGACAGGTCGTTTCCGGAGAAAGAGAACGCCTCATGATTATTCAAGACCGCTGCATGAAACAGTGTAGGCAGGGAGCATCAGATTTCGGACTGACAGTTTCCTCCCGCTGCCGTTTGGTCGTACCGAAACCACAACAGCAAAAGCCGGAGAACAAATTTGCGAAATATGCAAATTAAGGCATGGCAAAAGCAGGAGAAACACAAGACCGCTGCACACAATACGCCCTTGATGTCGTATCGGGCAAGATAACAGCCGGAGAATATGTCCGTCTTGCATGTCAGAGGCATCTTGACGACATCGAAAAATCGAAAGCAGCACCGTACAAATACTATTTCGACGTTGAAAAGTCAGAGGAAATCATCAATTTCGCAGAGGAATTGACCATTGCAGAGGGCGAGGAAAATGAGCATGTGACGGCATATCCGTTCCAGTGTTTCATTTTAGGGTCGCTCAATGGATGGAGAACAAAGGAAAAGTCATACAGACGATTCAGAACATCCTATGTGCAATTAGGACGACAGAACGGAAAATCGTTCATCAATGGTATTTTGGCGTGTTATTACGGCAATTTTGACGGGTACAAGTACGGAAAAATATTTTGTACGGCTACAAAGCAAGACCAAGCGAACATCGTTTTTGACGAGGTCGCAAAATTCATCAATTCCGACGAGGATTTGTCAGAGTGGTTCAAGGTTCACGACCACAACCACACGATTGACTGTTTGCTGACACATTCGGAAATCAAAGCGTTGTCCGGAGACACAAAGTCACTTGACGGACACCGTGCATATTTGGGAATCGTCGACGAGTATCACGCACACAAAACAAATCAGATGTACAAACTGCTTGAGGGCGGTATCAAGAAACTCAAGTCGGCGTTGATTTCAGTTATTACGACAGCAGGGTTCGACCTCAAGTCGCCGTGCTACAAATTGTATGAGTATTGCTGCAATCTACTCAAGGGCGTTTTCGAGAATGACAGTCAATTTGTCTACATCGCACAGATGGACGAACACGATGACAGGTACACACCGGAAAACTGGATAAAAGCGAACCCGATTCTTGAGTTTGACAGGGATGCACTTGAGAACCTCATTCCGATTGCACACACTGCCCGTGATATGGGCGGGGAGGACTTGAGAGATTTCCTTGTAAAGCAGTTGAATATGTGGATGCAGTGGTCAAATTCACTGTACATCAAGGACATTGCATCATGGAAAGCATGTGCCGTTCTGAAATCACTCAAGGATTTCAGAGGGTCAAAGTGCTATGTCGGAGTTGACTTGTCATCCGGAGGCGACTTGACATCAATCGCAATCGTGATTCCGTTCATGGTGGAGGACACGAAAAAATATTTTGTTCACACACATTCGTTCATTCCGTCCTCAAGGGTGGATGAACACATCAAGACCGACAAAGTACCATACGACGTATGGATTGAAAAAGGTCTTGTGACGGTAACGGAAACACTGGGAGGAATCAAGACAGATTACAAATATATCATCAAATACCTTGAGGATTTGGTGAGAGAATACAACCTCAAACCGCAGTTGATTTGTTACGACCCGCACAACGCATCGGCGTTCCTGTCAGACCTTGAGGCGATGGGATTCGATTCAATCTCTGTCACGCAGACAGCAAAAGAGTTGAACGATGCGACCGTTGATTTCAGACTTGAAATCCTTGCGGGCAATGTGGAGATTGAGGGAATGGAAGTCGGCAAAGAGGGCAACAAGATAGTTGTTCCGGTCGACAGTCTGCTTGTTTGGTCGATTGCGAACGCAAAGACCATTTCAAACAACTACGGCGAAATAAAGATTGATAAGGACATCACGACAGAACGAATCGACCCGATTGACGCTATCATCGACGCATGGAAACACGCAATGAAAGAGGAATACCGTCCGGACGTGAACGAAACTGTCAATGAATGGCTTGAGCAATATGAAAAATACATGAAGAAAGGCGGTGAGAAATAAATGAATCCGTTTCAGAGATTAGGAGTAAAAATTTCAAATTGGTGGAGAGGCGAACCACAGAACGACGGAGGGAAAATGACATTGAACTCACCGTCGTTCCTTGAGCGAATAGGATTGAAAAGAAAAGGGAAACCGACATCAGAGGTCACATATTTCACTTGTCTCAAGATGCTGTCGGAGACCCTTGCGAAAATGCCTATCAAATACTATCAAAAAACGGACAAGGGAATCATTGAGGCAGAGGCGACAGATACATCAAAACTGCTCTCAAAAAGACCGAATCCGTTCATGACACCAACAACATTTTGGAACACGGTTGAAATCAACCGCAACCATTACGGAAACGGCTATGTGTATATGAGAAAGAAGTTTGACCGAAAGAAATTCGGCGGTGAAATAAAAATCGTTGATTTGTGGGTCATGCAGTCAAATTGTGTGCAGATAGTCGTTGATGATGCAGGGATATTCGCAGGAGTGGGGCGTTTGTGGTACGTCTACACAGACCCGACATCCGGTCGTCAATATGTGTTTAGTACAGACGAGGTGATGCATTTCAAGACATCATTCAGTTTCGACGGAATCACAGGACTACCAGTGCAACAGATATTGAGAGACACGGTTGCAGGTGCATCCGAATCACAGGCGTTTATGAATAACTTGTATGAGAGCGGTCTGACAGCAAAAGCGACACTCGAATACACAGGAGAGATGAACGAAAAGGCAAAAGAGGCACTTGTCAAATCGTTCGAGGAGTTCGGCAGCGGGGCAAAGAACACGGGAAAAATCCTGCCTGTTCCGTTGGGAATGAAACTCACACCTCTCGACATCAAACTGACCGATTCACAGTTCTTTGAACTGAAAAAATACAATGCATTGCAAATCGCAGGAGCGTTCGGAGTAAAACCGAATCAAATCAACGATTATTCAAAGTCGTCATATAGCAATAGCGAGATGCAGCAGTTATCATTCTACGTCGACACGGAACTGTTCATCATCAAGCAGTATGAGGAGGAAATCAATTTCAAAATGCTGCCGGATGAAGATACAGACGACGGATATTATTACAAATTCAACGAAAAGGTATTGTTCCGCACCGATTCAAAAACGCAGATGGAGTATTTGAGAAACGGTGTCGGTGGAATGATTATCAAACCGAATGAGGCAAGACGTAAACTCGACATGGAAGATGCGGAGGGAGGCGATGTCCTACTTGCAAACGGTAGCATCGTACCGTTGACGATGGCGGGTGCAGCATATTTGAAAGGTGAATCCGAGCAGGAGAACACCGATGAACCGGAGCAACCGGAGGAAGAAACAGAGCCGGACACAGAACAGCCGGACACAGCAACAGAACCGGACGAAACCGACACGGCAGAGGACGAGACTGACGAGGAGGGAGGTGAATAAGCATGGGAAAGAAAAGACGTTTTGATTTCACAAAGAAAAATAAACGCAGCGGAAAAGTTGAAAATGTCGGCTATTTGGATTTAGAGCAGGACGAGGAACAGAGCAGATGTTCCTTGTATTTCTACGGTGACATTGTATCGGCGACATGGGAATCCATGTGGTACGAGGAGGACAGATGTCCGCAGGACATCGCAGATTTCCTCAACCAGTTAGATGGATATGAGGACATTGACATCTATTTCAATTCCGGCGGTGGCGATGTATTCGCAGGACTGGCAATCTATAACCAGTTAAAACGATACGACGGACACAAAGTCGGATATGTCGACGGAATGGCAGCATCTATCGCATCAGTCATCATGTTCGCATGTGACGAACTGCATTTTGCAACAGGTGCTCAAGCAATGATTCACAAACCGTTATGCATGGCATACGGAAATGCAGACGATTTCAAGGCAGTTATAAAGCAGTTGAATCTCTGCGAGGATTCGATTCTTGATGTCTACATGGAGCATGTGCAGGAGGGTGTCACAAGAGACAAGATTCAGACCCTTATGAGCAATGAGACATGGTTTGACAGTAAGAAGATGCAACAGTATTTCGACGTTGAAATCGAGGAAAAGGCAGCAGTTGCAGCGTGTGCATCTGACTTTTTCGAGAAATACAACAATATTCCGGAGGCACTCAAGGGAATCGACACAAAGGACATTGTCGATGCGGTAATTACGGAATTGGAAAACCGGAACAATGCGGCAGCAGAGGCAGAGAAACAGAGAATCGAGGCAGAAAAGCAGCAGATTCTTGATGATTTATACCTTTATGGTATGTAAGAAATGGAGGACAGAAAGTCATGAATAAGGAATTACAGAAGTTATTAAAGCAGATTAACGACAAGAAAAATGAAGTCAAGAGCCTTGTGAACGATGGAAAACTCGACAAGGCAAGAGCAGCAAAGGAGGAACTCGTAGAATTACAGAACAGATTCGACCTCCTCTATGATTTGGACGAGGACGAGCAGGACGGCATCGAGAACAAGGTCAAGGATGGAACTGCAAAGCAGGTCGGCGGGGATGTCAAGCCGGACAAAAAGAACATCGTGAAATCATTTGTCAACATTGTCAAAGCCGGATTCCTGCACAAAGAGGCAGACGAGGCAGACATCAAGGTGTACAAGGATGCACTCACATCTGACACAACCGCAGGAAGTGAGGGAGAGGTCGGAATCGGTGTGACAATTCCGGAGGACATCAGAACAGACATCATCGAGTTGCGTCGTTCATCCGACAACCTTGAACAGTATGTCAATGTCGAGGGCGTAACAACCAAGACAGGAACACGAAACATTGAGGTTGATGCAGAATCAACACCATTTGACAATGTTGACGAGGCTGCGGATTTTCCGGAGATGGACGAACCGGAATTTTTACCGATTGAGTACAAGGTAAAGAAAAAGGGTGGAATCCTCAAGATGACAGCAGAGTTACTTGAGGACACAGCATCCAACATCATGGCATACATCAACAAATGGATTGCCAAGAAAACAAAGGCAACCCGTAACGCAATGATTCTCAAGGTACTCAATGAGATGACAAAAGGGAAAGAGGTCACAGTCGAGAACCTTGACAGCCTCAAGGACATTTTCAATGAGCAGTTAGACCCTGCAATCGCTGACAATGCAGTTGTTATCACAAATCAGAGCGGTTTCAACTACCTTGACAAGTTAAAGGATAAAGACGGCAACTATATTTTACAGAAAGACCCGACACAGCAGACAAAGGGAAAGATGCTTTTCGGTGAATATCCTATCATCAAATTATCAAAGAAAACTCTTGCATCCGAGAAGATTATGAACACCGATGGTCACACAATCGACGGGTACAAGCATCCTATTTTCTGTGGTGACTTAAAAGAGGCAGTCACACTCTTTGACAGAAATGTCCTCACAATCGACCTCAATGACAAAGGTGCGGGTTTATGGGATAAGGACATGACCGGAATCAAGGTGCGTGACCGATTCGATGTGCAGCCTGTTGACAAGGGAGCAGTCATCAAGGGTCAGATTACAGAAGTTATCAACGGGTAATATGGCAGCAGGGCGGTGAATCCGTCCTGCTATTGAAAGCAGGTGAGAACATGACGGATGAAGAAAAAGAGAAGTACAGAGGCGGTCTGATTGCTACATGCAAGACATATTGTCACATCGACTATGATGACGACATCGAAATCCTTGAATTGATGCTTGACACGACACTGGATGAAATGACGGAACTGATTCCGAATTTCGACCGGAACAACCTCACAAGCCGTCAAAAACTGCTTGCATTTATGTCCGTGAAAGAACTGTACGACAACCGTGACAAGTACCGGAGCGACACGAAAACGCTATCCGCTGCCGTTTCCTCCATGCTATTGAAAGAAATATACGGAGGTGCAGCAGAATGACAGGCAGAATCAAGATAATTCGCAAGACAACAAGTGTTGTTGACGGTAGACGACAGCAGGAGGAAAAGGAGTTTTTCTCATGTTGGTGTGATGTCAAGAGTTTGGGAACAAATGAAAAATACAATGCGTTGCAGATAGGTCTTGAGAACACAATCATGTTTGAAACGAGAGCCTGCGACAAGATGGAGGAAATCAGATTGAATCTGAAAGAGTTCTACGCAGTATATAAAGGCGTTGAGTTCAAGATATATGATGCGTGTCCGATGTTCACAGACGACAGGAAATATCAGTTGAAATGTAGAGCGGGAGCATAGTGTCATAATCTGACACCGGAGGTGATGCAGTGAAAATCGAAATGGAATTTCAAGGTTTGAAAGAACTCATGAAAGCATTTGAGGACGCAGCAAGCGACGAGGACATAAAAGAGGTCAATCAAAAGATTGTAAAGCAAAGCGAACCAGTTGTGAAAAACATCATGTCCGGCAAAATTCCGAAATCGGCAGACATCAAATTATCCGGCAGAGGTTTCGGTTCAAAGTCATCCGTGACATCACATGCAGCGGACAGCATACCGATGGGAGCAGTCAAAATGAAAGACACAGGAGCAACAGCAGATGTCGGATGGGAAAAGTCGGACAATAGCGAACACTTTTATGTGAAATTCATAAACTGGGGAACTATCTATCAACCGCCTCAAGAATTTATTTACGCAACAGGGCGTGAGGCAGATGCGGAACTGCAAAAAATCGCAGAACAAGAATATCAATCCTATTTAGACAACACATTGAAATGAGGTGAGAGCATGAGCAGCAGTCCGGACATCATCAAAGATGCATCCGACGCATTGAGACCTATATCAGACAGAGGAATCACTGTGATGCAAGGATGGTATGACAAAGACATCCATGACAGACATGTGACATTGTGGGATTTGGGAGAAAATGACGAGAATTTTTCGGACGACGATGCAGAGGGAGTGACGCTGTCAGTGCAGGTCACTATATTTTCAGAAAGTGACGAGGTTGAACTGGCAAGGGAAATCAAGTCAATCATGAAAGAAAATGATTTTTCGTTTGAGGGCAGGAACGGAGACGATTCCAAGCCGGAGGACGGAATCTATATGAAAGCACAAAGGTTTTCAAAGTTTTATGAAATGGAGGAATAGACATGAGCGAAACAGTAACACAGGTTAGCGACACAGAACAGAAGATTGTGAGGAGTAGAACTTGCGGTTGTAGAGATTTCTACATCGCAAAACTCACACAGAACGATGCGAAAGCATACGTTGCAGAAACTCCGGTCAAACTGGCAAGAGCAATCAAAGCAAAGGTTGACGAAAAGTGGAGTTCTGAAAAGATTTACTCTGACGATGGAACAGAGGAAGTCATCAATTCCTATGAGGGAACAGAAATCGAACTTGAGGTCAATGCACTCGCACCGCAGGACAGACAGATTCTTTTCGGTCAGTTATACGAGAACGGTTTTCTTGTAAAGACTGCGGATGATAAAGCACCGGAGGTCGCTGTCGGATGGAGAGAAAGAAAACTCAACGGAAAGTATGATTTCAAATGGTTATACGCCGGAAAGTTCGCAGAGGGCATCAGTGAGGAGGCAAGCACAAAAGAGGGCAAATTGTCTCCGACAACAAAGAGCATCAAGGGTTCATTCTATGAGAGAAGTCTTGACAATGCGTATGAGATTTCGGTCGACGAATCAAACCTCGTTTCCGGAGACACAAAGGCAGCAGAGGCAATCAAGGCATGGTTCAGCAAAGTGCAGGAGAAAAACGGCGGTTTAGGCTAATAAGAGGACATATAACAGGAGGATAAATCATGAAAAGAAAAATTATAGTCAATAACAAAGAGTTTACAATGCCGAAAATGTCAATCGACACATACACGGAATATCTCGAACTTGCAGAGATTGTCGACGCAAAACAGAGGTATTCAAAGCAGGACATTGAGGCGATGGGTCTTTTTATCTGCAAAGCATACGGAGACCAGTTCACCGTTGAGGAATTAAAGAATCCGGAGACCGGACTTGATGCAGCAGGATTGATTCTTGAGTTCCAGTTCATTGATATGGGAATCGCCGACGACCTCACCAAACGTATGGAGAAGATAGAGAAAAATTTTCAGAGTGGCAAGTGATACCGGAAATCGAGGTCACTTGCAGAGGTGAGAGACTTTTCATCAATTCCGTAACGGTAGAACAGTATAAAAAATACATCAGTCTCATGGAAAAGAATGACACGGAGAAATTCTCCGGAGTGATGTTTTTCAACAAAAAGATAATGCAGGAGATGTTCGGGAATGAATTGTCGCTTGCAGCAGTTGGGGAGATTGATGCAGTTGAATTTCTGACGGCAATCAAGACGGTTCATTTCATCATGCAGAACATTGTTGCAGAGAAGATGTTGAACATTGTCGAGGTTGAGCAGGTGGAAAAAGAGGCATCCGCATTCGATGACTATGACCGTGAAAATGGATATGAGGACGAGGATGAACAACCGGAGGAAAATCAATGGAAAGTCTGCGGGGAAATTGTTGACCGTGTTGTAAAAATTGCGATTCGGCTATTGAAAAACTCATACAGTCAATGCATGAAAGAGAACATTGTCACGTTGTTGGACTACTTAAAATTTGAATTAGATACAATCAACGAAAATCAGTAAGAGAGGAGGCGACCGAATGGCTTATACAAGCGTCAAAATATCGGCAGATTCGAGCAGTTATCAATCGCAAATGAAATCAGCAGCATCGCAGATGAAAGTCTTGTCTGCGGAATATACGACGGCAGCGACGAAAGCAAAGTTGTTCGGGTCGGAAACAGACAGCCTCAAGGCAAAAGCCGAATCGCTCACTCAAAAAATCACGGTGCAGAAAAACATCGTGAAATTGAACAGTGAGCAGCAGGAGAAGTTGACAAAGAAACTGTCAGACCAAAAGACAAAGCAAGAGGAACTCAAAACAAAGATTGATGCTGCAAAAGAGGCTTATGAGAAATCGACAGCAGAGACCGGAAAGAACTCCGAACAGTCAAAGGCACTCAAAGAGGAACTTGACAAGTTAGAGAAAGAGTTTACTGCAAATGAGACAGCAATCGGAAAGACAGAGACCGCACTTGCAAATCAGACAGTAAAGACGGAAAAGTCAAAAACTGCTCTCATGAACATGGAGGCAGAACTAAAAAACGTTAATGACCAGTTGAAAGATAATAAACTTGAAAAATTTGCGACCGCTTGCGATACGGCGGGAACAAAGATGGAAAGTTTCGGAAAGAAAATGTCGGTTGTCTCTGCCGGAATTGCGGGCATTGGTGCAGCATCTATTGCAGCGTTCAAAGAACTCGACGAGGGATATGACACCATAGTGACAAAGACCGGAGCAACCGGAGAGGCACTTGAGGGATTGACAAAGTCTGCGGATAATGTTTTCGGCACAATGCCGGAGGATATGTCGACGGTAGGCGAGGCAATCGGAGAAGTCAACACAAGATTCCATACAACAGGAACGGAACTTGAAAAGACCTCAAAACAGTTCATACAGTTTGCAACAATCAATGGAACAAACGTCACACAGTCAGTTGACCAAGTCGACAAAATCATGAAAGCGTGGAACGTGGATGCATCACAGACGGGAAACCTGTTAGGATTGCTCACGACAAAGGCACAGGAAACCGGAATCTCCGTTGACACGCTTGAATCAAATGTACTTGATAACAACGCAGCGTTCAAAGAAATGGGTCTGTCATTGCCTCAAGCAATCAATTTGATGGCTCAATTCGATGCAAACGGTGTTGATTCAACTCAAGCAATGGCGGGTCTTAAAAAGGCATTACAGAACGCCACGGCAGAGGGGAAATCAATGGACGAGGCGTTGTCAGAGACCATCGGCAGCATCAAGAACGCAAAAACAGAGACCGAGGCGATGCAGATTGCAACGGAACTGTTTGGAAAGAAAGGTGCAGCAGAAATGACAAAGGCGATTCGTGAGAATCGAATCGACCTCACCAGTCTGTCGTCATCAATGGAGGAATACGGAACGACGGTCGAGGACACCTACAACGGAACTCTCGACCCGATTGATAATGCAAAAGTTGCGATGAACAACGCAAAACTGGCATTGTCGACACTGGCATCCACAGCACAGACATCCGCAGCACCTATGATTGAGAAACTGACCGGAAAGATTCAAGAGTTGACAAAGTGGTTCACGTCGCTCTCTCCGGCACAGCAAGAAACAATCCTCAAGGTCGGTCTTGTGGTCGCTGCTATCGGTCCGTTATCAATCGGATTCGGTAAGGTGGCAAAGGGTATCTCCGACACAATAACGACCGGACAGAAATTTGTTTCCGGTGCTGCGAAAATCATTGCAAAGATAACAGCAAAGACAGCAGCCACGGCAGCAGGAACGGCAGCAGATACGGCAGGAACAGCAGCCACGGCAGCACACACGGCAGCTACAACAGCAGCCACGGCGACGACCGGAGGAATGACGGTAGCACAGACGGCACTCAATGCAGTTATGAACTTGTGTCCGATTATTTTGATTGTGACACTGATTGCCGGACTGATTGCAGCAGGTGTCGCACTATATAAAAATTGGGATAAAGTCAAAGAAAAATTGTCCGAATTGTGGGGCAACATCAAAGAAAAATTTAATGCAATCAAAGAGACCATCACGGGAGCATTCACGAAAGCGAAAGAGGCGGTCACGAATAAGGTCAAGGAAATCGGCGACAACATAAAAAACAGCACAATAGGACAAGCTGCATCGAAAGTATTCAACGGCGTAAAGGACACGGTTCACAATGTCATGTCGGCAGCGACCGAAACGGCAAAGGAAAAACTGGGGAACATGAAAACCGCCTATGAAGAAAACGGAGGCGGTATCAAGGGTGTTGTTGCTGCCGGATGGGAGGGAATCAAAGGATATTATTCAGCAGGATTTACATTCGTTGATAATTTATCCGGAGGAAAACTCTCTGAAATCAAATCAAAATTCTCTGAAAAGACATCGGAAATCAAAACAAAAGTTTCCGAGGGTTGGGAGAATATGAAAACCTCCGTCACAACAAAAATGACGGAATGGAAAACCAATGCATCAAACAAACTGAATGAAATAAAGACGAATTTCTCAACAAAGGTTTCAGACATCAAGTCCAATGTTTCGACAGGTTGGGAGAATATGAAAACCACGGTCACGAATAAAATGACCGAATGGAAAAACAATGCATCGAATAAATTGACGGAAATCAAGTCCGGATTCTCCTCAAAAGTTTCGGAGATAAAAACGAAATGGTCAACGGATTTCACGAATATAAAGGACAAGGCAACCTCACTCATGGAGACGGCAAAGTCCAATGTGTCAACGAAACTAAACAACATGAAATCCGCATACAGTGAAAAAGGCGGGGGAATCAAGGGAATCGTGTCTGCTACATTCACAGGCGTAAAGGACACGATGAACTCTCTCATGGGTACGGCGAACACTCTGACGGGTGGAAAACTCGACAGTATCAAGTCGGCGTTTTCCTCAAAAATGGGAGCAGCAAAGTCAACCGTGTCATCGGTGCTTGACGACATCAAGGGTGCATTTTCGTCAAAATTAGAAAGTGCAAAGTCTACTGTTTCGAGCGTGATTGAGAAAATCAAGGGCGTGTTCAATTTCAAGTGGTCATTGCCACATTTGAACCTCCCACACATCAGTGTAAACGGAGGAAAAGCACCATACGGAATCGGAGGAAAAGGTTCACTCCCGTCATTCTCGATTGAATGGTACAAAAACGGCGGTATCATGACGAATCCGACCGTGTTCGGAATCAACGGAAACAGTCTCATGGTAGGAGGCGAGGCAGGAGACGAGGCAATATTGCCTCTTGCGGAATTTTACAACAAATTGAACAGCATCCTTGACAAGAAACTGGATGCAGTACAGAAATCGCAAGTTGTGTATGTAACGAATCACACATACATTGACGGCGACGAAATAGCAAGCAGAACCGTGTCAAAGGTTGATGCGGAAATGGTAATAAATAAGCGAAAAGGGAGGTAAAACAGGGCGATGAAAATAAACGGAATAGACATCAAGAAATACGATGCAAAGCAGTTGACCGCCGATGTGCAGCCTCCCTCTTTTTCAAATTCTTATGAATGGCTGACGAGTGCAGCACTGCCGACGGAATTTGAGACAGAGGTTCAGATGGGTCATTTGAAACTGTCAATATATTTCAAAGGCAAGGACAGGAACAACATCATCCGTGCTGCATCGGAGTTCATGAGCAATTTCACAAAGGCTTGCAAGATGGAACTCGACGGCTACAAAGGAACATACATCGGATTCATCACAACAAATGACTACGAAAAAAAGAATGTAAAACAGAGATACATTGTAAACCTCGAATTTGACGGCTTTTTCGTCGATGACGACCTCTCAATCACATTCGACGGGAAAACCTCTGCATCGTTCTATAAAGTGGGTACAAGAGACGCTCCGTGCGTTGTGGAGGTATATGCAAAGAGTGCCTTGACGAATTACACAATCACCGGACTGGGAGAGGATGACATCATCATTGAGAGTTTGGCAGCAGGAAAGACGGTTGTGATAGATGCAAAGACAGGACTTGTGACAATCGACAGGGTAAATGCATTCGACAAGGTGAACATGTGGACGTTTCCGGTATTAAAGACCGGAGAAACAGCACTCACATTCTCCAACACAAAGGCGAGAGTGACTATCAGATACACGCCTATGTGGATTTAGGAGGTGAGAGCATTGCAGATTTTTAACGACAAAAAGAAAAGAATCGGAACATTGTCCGGATTCAAGGACAGGGAAATCACCACGACACTGGATTCCGGAGACAAAGAGTTGTCGTTCAGTTATCCGGCAGCGGGAGCGTTGGTTGACCTGTTAAAAGAAGAATATTATATACACACCAAAACGGACGAATATGTCATCAAAGCGGTTGAAAAGGGAGAACAATTCAACAAATACACAGCAGTTCTCAATGTCGAGGAGTTGGAGGGAACAGCGTTCCCGTATGGTTTTGAATCACAGGAGCAGACAATCAAGGCATGTCTTGAGTTTGCATTTGAGGGTACGGGATGGCATGTCGGAATATGTACCGTCACAAAGAAAAGAACCATCGACGAGCAGGAGAGTGTCACCGCATGGAATGTCCTGCAAAAGTGCCTCACAACATACCGCTGCGAGTGCATCATCCATTCACTGACAAAGACAATCGACATATATGACCGGATAGGCAGCGACAAAGGGTGTTATTTCATGGAGGGGTTGAACCTCCGGAAAATATCATTGAAGTCGGACACATACGATTTTTACACAAGAATCTATCCGATAGGCAAGGACGGCATCACACCGGAATGGTTGACCGGAAAAGATTACATCGACAATTTTCAGTACAGTTCCAAAATCAAGGCGTATGTTTGGAAAGACGAAAGATATACCAATACCACAAGTCTGATTGAGGATGCGACAGCAAAGATTGAGGAAATGTCAAGACCATACAAGGCATACACCGCAGAGGTGGTCGACCTTGCGAAAGCGTCAGAGGAATACAAAGACATTCTCTCATACGGAATCGGAGACACGGTCACACTTGTGTCAAAGAAAACGAGGACGAGGGAAAAGCAGAGGATTGTCAAAATCACAGAATATCCGGAATCGCCGGAAAAGAACACGGTTGAGATTTCCAATGCGAGAAAGACATTCGCAGAGATTCAGAAAGAGGAGACGGCAGCAGCCACGGAGGAGGCGGTCTCCATCTCAAACAGGGCGACAAAGAAAGTCCTTGAGAGTTATTCGACCACGGAGGAAATAGAAACCAAAATCACGGCATCAAAAGAGGCTATTGAGGAGGGCGTTTCCTATAAACTGAAAAATTATTATACGCAGGTCGAGATGGATTCGTTGATAAAAGCGACAAAGGATGAAATCTCACAAGAGGTCAAACATGTGGAGGAAAATTCGATGCACAACTATGTTGTGAACGGAGATTTTTCAAACGGGTTTGATGATAATTGGTACAACAATGACGAGACAAACAACTCCGTGATGGATGTGTCCGGTTTGGGTACGGTTGCAAAAATACTGAAAACATCCTCAAGCAGTTCCTATATACGGCAGAATTTAGGGAAAATACCTGCGGGAACATATCGCGTGAGATATAAGGCAGCAACAGCAGCAGGGTACGAAAGCACGGCAAGGGTGCAGGTGGGGGCGTTGGGAAGTTATTCAACGACATCCTCCGGAATGTTAAAGAGCAAAGAGTTCACGACGATTGAACGTGAAATCACGGTATCAGAGGGAACGAAATATATTTACATTTACGCATACACACAGAACGCACCCGTGTATATCACGGATATTGAGGTATTAGGACTGTATTCATTGTATGCGGATGCAAAGATTCAAGTGACTGCGGAGGAAATAACCTCCGAGGTCAACAAAAAAGTGAACAGCGATGATTTCGGAACACTAATCACACAGAACGCATACAATGTCCGAATTGCATTTAATAAAGGCAGTTCGTACATGCAGTTTGATTCGACCGCAATCACGATGTACACCGGAACGATTACGGATAACCAAAAAAGAACACGATTTGACTACAACGGAACTCATTTCTATCGTGACGGATATTATGTCGGAAAAATCGGAACGAACACGATGAAAGACAACGACAGTCAGAGAGGGCTTGCTTTTGATATTGAGTACAACACTGCGTATATGTCATGGGCAAATAAAGAATCGCAGAATGCAGATGTGTACACGATGAAATGGTCGTACTGCACACAGCAGTGTGGGAATTACGAGGCGAACATGCTACATGCAGGGGCAGACATCAACATGCATTTCTTCACATTAAGGAATGTAAGTTTTGAGGATGGCTCAATAAGTGGAACGCTAACATTCAAACAACCTTTAGAAGTAGGCAGCGACGGGAAACTGACAAAGTGGTCAACGGCGACGCTTGAGTTCAAAAGAGGAATATTAGTGTCCGGAGCATGGAGCAATGGATAAAACAGGAGGAAAAGAAATGCAGATGAATGACGAAAATATTCAGACAGAGGAAGTCAAACGAGCAGCAGAACCGGAGTATAAAATTCCGGAAGATGCTACCGACAACTCAAGACTAAACGAAACAGCAGAGGTTGTGACGAGGGAATCAGCAGAGGAGACAAACACAGAACTCTTGCAGAGTATTGACAAGAAACTTGACATGCTGCTTGCAGCACAAACAGCGACACAGGCAGCAAAGGAGGAATAATCATGAATACACCGCTTGCAGTAAGAATTGAATGTGCAAAGGGAGAAATCCTCAACGCCATGGAGACGATACAGAAAAGACATGCATTGCCTCCGTGCATCATGGACGGAGTTTTGTCCTCCGTACTGGCAGAGGTAAGGAGTGAGGCAAAGATTGAACTCATAAACTCAACAAATACAATGATGGCAGAAAAAAACGAGGAACTTGAAAAGGCAAAGAAAGCAGCAAAGAGGGTTCTGAAAACAGAACCGGACGAGGTTCATCCGGAGCAGGATGAACCGGAGAATCCGGAGGAATAAGAAGTAAACACCGAGAGGAGGTGAGAGCATGGCAGCATTGACGAAACTGACAACGAACATCAATCTTGAAATGTCCGGAGACACCAAAAGATATTTGGTATCTGCAAAGCAGGGAGACAAGGCAACACGATTCATTGTCGCAAGACTGCTCAACAACGGTGAACCGTACGCAATCCCGACGGGTGCGAGAGCGGTCATCAACATCACAAAGCCGGACGGAAAGCATGTGTATAACACATGTTCATATTCCGGTTCGGATGTGACAGTCGAATTGACGAATCAAGCACTTGCAGCCTCCGGAACGGCGTATTGCGACATTGAAATCCGGACAAGCGATGATTCACAGGTTATCACATCCGCATCATTCACAATGGAGATTGAACCGTCACAGAGGAATGAAAATGCTATCTTGTCAGCGAATGAGTTCACAGACCTTGAGAACCGGATTGCAGGACACATCAAGAATATTGATGACACAGATGCAGCAGTCAAGAAAGCGGAATCCGCAAGAGTGACCGCAGAGAATGCGAGAGTGAAAGCGGAACAGGCAAGGGTGACGGCAGAAAATAAGCGACAGGAAAATGAGAATACCCGCATCCAACAGGAGCAGCAGAGGCAGCAGGGCACCTCACAGGCGGTCAAGAATACGAATGAGGCAACAGATGCATCCAAAAAGGCGACAACAGCCTGCAAAGAGGTTACAGAGCGGGCAGAGGATGCATTGCAGAATCAAGAGCAACTTGAGGCGACATTGAACACGGCGACGCAGATTCGACAGGATGTGTCACAGATGCAGACAGCAGTTGCAGAGGCAAAGAAACAGGTCGAGCAGGACAAAAAGGATATTGATGACACGATTCAAAATTCACTGCTTGCATCAGCAGAGAAAATCCTTGAGAGTGTGCAGGACTATTTCAACCGTGCCGAGGCTTTATATTCGAGTATGTATCTTGATTGTGACGGCGAAACACCGTATCTGCGAACAGTGACACCGATTTTCATTGATGGAGCAACACCACAGGTCAGAAATGCGAATGAGGGTGTTGATTTTGACGGAGGAACGCCGACCTCCCGACAATTAGCAGTATAATTCCACAATACTGGAAACAGACGGCGAAACGAACACAAAGGAGTGATTGTGTGATATATTCCATAATCACGGAGCAAAGGAGGTTGAACAATGGCAGCAATCAGACCATGCACCGGAACAACGGCAGACTGGAAAGCAGTTGAGGACACTCTGATTCTCAAGGAAAGAGAAATCGGAGTTGAACTTGATGCATCCGGTCATTATCAAATCAGACAGGGAGATGGTAAAAAGAAATTCTTTGACCTGCCGATTATCGTCAACAATGCCCGTTATGAGGAAATACTGACATTGACACAGGGATATATGAACACCGTGAACAATTTCAGCAAGAACATGACAGAGGCGACGAACAGTGCAAACGGTGCAGCAACAACGGCAAACAATGCAGCGTCGACAGCAAGTGCAGCAGCAAAAGCGTGTCAAGGCATTGTGAACGGTCTCAACACTATGGTTGACACCGTCACAAAGAAATCATGTGTCCTCACGGTTGAGGATGGAATTTTGACGATAAGGGAGGCGTAAAAAATGGCAAGTGGAGACTTGATTGTAAAAGTAGCAGACAAAGACACACTCGACCGCACATATGCGAATACAAACGCTATACTGGCAGCAGTCGGGGAAGATGTAAGAATAAAGGGTGTAAAGCGTTACGGAATGAAAATCAACAAAAATGACAGCAATCCGGCGACACGATGCACATATCTTTTCGATGCAGTGGGAATGACACCCGCTGCGATGAATTATTCTGCCGGACGGTTCGATTTTGGAGACTGGGGAAACGTCTTTTTTGTAAAGAACAATTATCCGGCAATGGTCAAATATGACGGTACAGAAGATTATAAACTCGACCCGAACGACCACACAAAGAAAGCAGACGGAAAAACGGCATCCGATGTCTCAAACACGGCATACGGAGGAAATGCAATGAGTGTATTCGATGGCAGCGGTGACAAGGGCAAGATTTGGCTCTCACAGTTTGAAGTCGGAAACTATGAGTACATGATTATTTCAAACGTCCAGTACGATGAATCATACAACGATGACGCATATGTCAGAGAGGACGGTTCACATGCGGACAAACTCTATTTCCCGATGTTCGGCGGTTCGTATGATGGAACACGCATCCGCTCACTTGCAGGACAGGCACTCATGTATAACACAAACGCATCAACAGAGATTGCAAGAGCAAAGGCAAACGGTGCGGGATGGAATATCGGCTCATGGAGCAAACGAAACCTGTTGAATTGTATGCTCAAGATTATGTCAAAGACAGACAATTCACAGACTGCATTCGGACAGGGTCAGACATCCGGATATGTGAACGACGCATCACAGAATTACGGGCATCTTGCAACCGGAACACTCAAGGACAAAGGACAGTTTTTCGGATATAACGACACAACACATGAGGTCAAAGTGTTCTACATGGAAAAACCGTGGGGCAACCGTTGGGATAGAATCAACGGTCTGTTGATGGTAGGCGGTGAAATCCTTGCAAAGATGACACCACCGTATAATCTGACAGGAAAGGACTTTGAAAAGGTCGGAATCACATTCGCATCATCCGGCAACGGTTATCAGAAAGGAACAAAGTCAAGCAGATTCGGACGCATTGTCAATTCAATAGGTGGCAGCAGTAGCACATACACATGTGACTATTTTTGGTGGAATGCAGGAATTACTGCGGTCGCCCTTGTCGGCGGTAACTGTGGCAATGGCGAGTACTGCGGTGCGGATTGCTTGAATTTGAACAATTCTGCGGGCAATGCGAGCTGGACCGTCGGTGCGTCCGTTTTCTTAGAACAGCCTATCGCTGCGTAAGCAGCAGGGGGAGGAACGGAGGGGGAACGCCTCCGCTATTCCCGCCGTTAGGCGGTGTGGTCGTTTTTAGAAAAATGAATATAGGGATATAGGGTGCGGTGTCGGGCGGTGTTCCTGCTCCCTGCGGTCGCCCTTGTCGGCGGTAA